CACCGCCGCCTTTTCGCCGTGTCCGCCCGGCTCCGGCACAGCCGCCGCCCGCGCCGCCGCGTTCCGCTGTGCCCCCAAGGGGGGATCGAATCCTTGGGCTGTTCCGGCTGGAGACCGCGGCCCCCTCTCGCGTGAATTTTCGCAAAATTCAGGGGTGGGGGTATTAGCCCCAAAACAAAAAAGACCGCCCCGAAGGACGATCTCTGGTGGTATTCCCAATGGCTATTTAAGCCGGTAATAGCAGGTGCTTTTGCCGCTGCCTTCTCGTGCCAGTTCGCCGGATGCGACCAGCTTGCGAAGAGCGCCTTCGACGGAGCTGACGCTCAGTGAAGGGCACAACTCCCGAATATCCTGCTTGGTAAATCGACCGATTTTATGGAGTGTTGCCTGATTCACCATTTCAAGCGCAGACTGTTTCTTCTCCACGAGGGAAAAGCGCTCTTCAAAATCGCGATAGGCAGAAAGGACGATACCCAGCAGATACTTGATAAAGGGAATCGCATCTTCCTGGCCATCGTGCCAGCCTGTCTGCGACTGTCGAAGTGCATCGTAGTAAAGATCTTTGTTTTTCGCAATCTTGGCTTCCAATGAGATATATTTGCCCACATAGAAGCCGCTGCGGTACAGCAGCAGTGTAGTGAGCAGACGGCTCATTCGGCCATTTCCATCATTGAAAGGATGAATGCACAGGAAGTCGTGGATGAAAACCGGGATAAGAATCAGCGGCTCCGCTTCCAGATTGCCTATAGCGCGATTGTATTCATTACAGATGCTATCCAGCGCGTCCTGCGTTTCGAAGGGCGCAAGGGGTGTGAACAGCGTCTCGGTATGCCCATCCGGATAAGTGGCGCTGATGTAGTTCTGTACGCTCTTTGTCTGACCGGCCATAGGATTGTTCATATGGCTGTAAAGGATTTTGTGCAGCTGAAGAATGTAATTGCGGGTGATCGGGATAACGTCGAAGTTCTCATGAATGACGCTCAGTGCGTCACGATATCCGGCAATTTCCTGCTCATCGCGGTTACGTGGCGTGGTCTTTTCTTCCACCAGCTGGCGAATGCGCGTGCTTGTGGTAACAATGCCTTCGATGGCGTTGGAAGCCTCGGTACTCTGAATCTTCGCAATCTCTACCAGCTTTTCCAACTCCTCCGGGCGCTGCTTAAGATACATCTCCTGCTTTCCAGCTTCCTTATAGATGGCGGCAATCAGGCCCAGTATCTCGGAATCCCACTTCTGCTCCCGAATCGCTGCGTAATGAAATTCTCTCATTGCCTTACCCTCCAATCGATTTCCCTTAAATTATGCCACAGAATAAGGGGAACGTCAACCTGTTAAGAGAAATTTCCCTTATTATTCTGCTGGAAATCAGGGAAATTATGCTGATAAAGGAGAATGCATGAACACAGATATGAAGCTGCAAAAGGTGCCGGTCGAAAAGCTGAAACCGGCGAAATACAATCCGCGCAAGGACTTAAAGCCGGGTGATCCGGCCTACGAAAAGATTAAGCGCAGCATGACCACCTACGGCTATGTCGATCCCGTAATCTGGAACGAGGTCACCGGCAATATCGTGGGCGGACACCAGCGGTATAAGGTGCTGGTCGCGGAGGGCGTAAAGGAAATCGACTGCGTGGTGGTGCATATCGAAAACCCGCAGAACGAGAAGGCGCTGAACATCGCGCTCAACAAGGCGGTCGGCGAATGGGAGCCTAAAGCGCTGGCGGATCTGCTGTCCGACTTGCAGCTTTCCGGGTATGACCTCGGCGCGACCGGCTTTGACGCTGCCGAGGTGGACGACCTGTTCTCCAAAGTCCATGACAAGGACGTGAAGGACGATAACTGCGACATCGACGCGGACGAGCTGCAGCCCTTCGTGCAGGAGGGCGACGTTTGGACGCTGGGCCGTCACCGCATGGTATGCGGCGATTCCACGCTGCCGGAAAACCTCGCTCTGCTCATGAACGGCAGCAAAGCGAACCTTGTCGTGACCGACCCGCCATACAACGTGTCCATTGTGGGCAGAACCAAAGATGCGCTCACCATCCAGAATGACGATATGGAGGATGGGAAGTTCTACGATTTTCTCCTGTCGGCGTTTCGTGCCATCGTGCCGCATCTGGCCGAAGGCGCGTCTGCCTATATCTTCCATGCGGACACGGAAGGGCTGAACTTCCGCAGGGCGTTCAAAGAGGCGGGCTTTCACATTTCCGGCGTGTGCATCTGGGTAAAGAACACCATGGTGCTGGGCCGCAGCCCCTACCAGTGGCAGCATGAGCCGGTGCTCTATGGCTGGCTGCCCAACGGCAAGCACAAATGGTTCTCTGACCGCAAGCAGACCACCGTCTGGAAATATGACCGGCCTACCCAGAGCAAGCTGCACCCGACCATGAAGCCGCTGCCGCTTCTGGCATACCCCATCAAGAACAGCTCCGCCCCCAACGCCATCGTGCTGGACACCTTCGGCGGTTCGGGCAGTACCCTCATGGCCTGCGAGCAGACGGATCGCATCTGCTACACCATGGAGCTTGACCCGCGCTATGCCAGCGTCATTGTGGAGCGATTCCGGGCAGCCTGTCCAAACGCCAAAATCAGCGTGGTTCGGGATGGGCAGGAGCTTCCGTATGAAGCTGTTCTTACTACTTAATAAGATGATCTTTTGCGAAGGGAGGTGACCAGCATGGCGACCAGAGGACGAAAGCCCAAGCCCACGGCGCTCAAAATCCTTGAGGGCAATCCGGGCAAGCGACCGCTCAACGAAAATGAGCCGATCCCGCCCAAGGGAAACATCAAGTGCCCGACATGGCTGCTGCCAGAGGCAAAAAAGGAATGGAAGCGGCTGGCTCCCTCCCTTGAAGCCATGGGTGTGCTCACCATGGCCGACCTGACGGCCTTCGAGGGGTACTGTCAGGCATACGCCAGATGGAAGGAAGCCGAAGCGTTCATTACCCAGCACGGCTCCATCTTCCAAACGCCCTCCGGCTATGTGCAGCAGGTGCCGCAGGTATCCATTGCCCAGCAGAACCTCAAAATTATGCAGTCGTTCTGCTCCGAGTTCGGCCTGACTCCCGCAACCCGCGCCCGTATCATTGCGGCGGGCGGCGGCTCGGACGACACCTTCTCCGATGATCCCATGGAGAAGCTGCTGAAGGGCGGGTGGAACGGCGATGTTTGACGAGCGAAAGGCCCGGCGCGTGACCGGCTTTATTGAATGCCTGAAGCATACCAAGGGTGAGTTTCACGGGAAGCCCTTCAAGCTGCTGCCGTGGCAGGAGAAGATCATCCGGGACGTGTTCGGCACGGTACGGGACGACGATCCCACCATGCGTCAGTACACCACCGCCTATATCGAGATTCCCAAAAAGCAGGGCAAGAGCGAGCTGGGTGCGGCCATCGCGCTCAATATGCTGGCCAACGACGACGAGTGGAAGGCTGAGGTGTACTCCTGTGCCAGCGACCGGCAGCAGGCGGCCATCGTTTTTGATGTGGCTGTCGATATGGTCAAGCAGTCCCCGGCGCTGAGCAAGCGGATCAAGATCATTCCGTCCATGAAGCGCATGGTGTACCAGCCCACCGGCAGCATCTATCAGGTGCTGTCTTCAGAGGTGGCCACCAAGCATGGCTTGAACGTCAGCGCCTGCATTTTCGACGAGCTGCACACCCAACCTACCAGAGCTCTTTATGATGTAATGACCCAAGGCTCCGGCGATGCGCGAAAGCAGCCGCTGTGGTTCTTTTTGACGACCGCAGGAACCGACCGCAACAGCATCTGCTGGGAGGTACACCAGAAGGCGCTGGATGTGCTGGAAGGCCGGAAGGTCGATCCGCGCTTCTACCCGGTTATCTTCGGCCTTCCGGATGACGCGGATTGGACGAGCGAGGAAAACTGGTACAGGGCGAATCCTTCTCTGGGGCACACCATCACCATCGATAAGGTGCGGGATGCGTTCCATAAGGCACAGGAAACGCCCGCCGACGAGAATCAGTTTCGTCAGCTGCGCCTGAATCAATGGGTGAAGCAGTCCGTTCGCTGGATGCCCATGGACAAGTGGGATGAATGCGGCGGCGTGGTTGACCCGTATCAGCTGGAAGGCCGCGCCTGCTACGCCGGGCTTGACCTGTCCAGCACCTCCGACCTGACGGCGCTGGTGCTGGTGTTCCCGCCCAGCAATGAGGACGAGCCGTATACGGTCATGCCCTTCTTCTGGCTGCCGGAGGAAACGCTTTCCCTGCGCGTTCGACGCGACCATGTGCCGTATGACCAGTGGGCGAAGCGCGGCTATATCCACACCACGGAGGGCAACGTCGTTCACTACGGCTTTATCGAGCAGTTCATCTGTCAGCTTGGCGAGCGGTATAACATCCGGGAAATCGCCCATGACCGGTGGAACGCCACCATGATGGTGCAGACGCTTGAGGACGACGGTTTTACCATGGTGCCCTTCGGTCAGGGCTTTAAGGATATGTCGCCTCCGACGAAGGAATTGATGCGCCTTGTTCTGGAGCACAAGCTGTGCCACGGCGGGCATCCTGTGCTGCGTTGGAATATGGACAATGCCTATGTGCGCACCGACCCGGCTGGCAACCTGAAGCTGGACAAAGAAAAATCCACCGAAAAGGTGGACGGTGCGGTGGCGCTGGTCATGGCGCTGGATCGGGCGATGAAGAACCTGAACGGCGGCGATTCCATCTATAACCATCGCGGGTTTATCGTATTGTGAGGTGCCAAATGCCAAGAAAACCAAAACGTCCCTGCCGGTATCCGGGATGTCCGAACCTGTCGGACGGGGTGTACTGCGAAGCGCATCGCGCCCTGTTTGCGCGGGAAAACGCTGCCAGTAGAGGTTATGGCAGCCAGTGGCGCACAGCCCGCGCACGGTTTCTCCGCAGCCATCCGCTGTGCGCGGAATGCATGAAGCAGGGCAACCTCACGCCCGGCACCGTGGTCGACCACATCATCCCGCACAGGGGCGACATGAAGCTGTTTTGGGATGAACGCAACTGGCAAGCGCTTTGCGAAAGCTGCCATAATCAAAAAACAGGCAGAGGAATGTAAAAAAACCGCCCTGCCGAAGCAAGACGGTTTGGAAGTCATACGCCGTATAGCGCGTCGTTCTTGGATAAAAGGTACAGGCAGTATTGGTTCATGCTGATTCCTTCGCTTTTGGAATGCTCGGCCAGCGAACGATGCAGGGACTTGGGAATGCGGAGTTTAAACTGTCCGGAATAGGCGCTCAGCATATCCGGTTCATGGATTGTGATGCCTTCCTCCAATGCCGCGCTGATCCATGCGCGTTTTGCGTCCTCAGCGTTTTTGGCGACTTCCTCCATCGTTTCACTGCTGGTCAGACAACCCGGCAAGTCGGGGTACGCGCCCACAAAACCGCCTTCATCCGGATCGGGAATGATCTCCAGCCGATAGGGCAAAGCCATATATTCTTCAATTGTCTTCATGATAGCTCGCCTCACTTTCTACAATATCGCGTACCATTTCCACATAGATCTTTTTGATCGGTTCATGCTTGGGAATGGTGATGGGCTGGCACCCCGATTTTCGGAATGTGTAATGGCTGCTCCCGCTTCGGGGTGCAAACATCTGGTAGCCGCAACTCTCTAATACCTTACGCAATTCATCGAATCGTAAGTCCTTGGATAAGGACAGGATTCTCTGGATTAGCTTTTCCCATTTGGACATTGGATTATCCCCTCCACCCACATTATACTTGGTGTCACGGGTGGTGTCAAGCTGTTTGGAGGTTAACTGTGAAAAATCCATTTTCATATCTATTCCGGGCGCGGGATAAGCCCCAAAACGCCGTGTCCACAGCGCCCAGCTTTTACTTCGGCATGAGCGGCTCCGGAAAATCAGTCAGCCCCAGCTCGGCCATTCAGGTTTCTGCCGTTTACGCCTGCGTGCGCGTGATCGCCGAAACCATCGCCAGCCTGCCCTTCCATGTGTATGAAGCCACGGACGAAGGCAGTCGGAAGGCCATCGAACATCCGCTGTACCGCCTGATCCACGACGAGCCGAATCTGGAGATGACCTCGTTTGTCTGGCGGGAAACCATGCTGACACACCTGCTGCTTTATGGGAACAGCTACTGCCAGATCATCCGCACAGGCCGCTCGCAAATCGACAGCCTGTATCCGCTGCTGCCGGATCACATGGAGGTGGACAGGGACAGCAAGGGCAACCTGACCTATACCTACACCACCAGCGACGGCAAGACGTGGGCACTTGACCCAAGCGAGGTACTGCATGTGCCCGGCCTCGGCTTTGACGGCATTGTGGGGTACAGCCCCATTGCGCTGGAGAAAAGCGCCATAGGCCTTGGCATCGCCGCCGAGGAATACGGCAGCAAGTTCTTCTCCAACGGTGCCCGGCCATCGGGTATCCTGACACACCCGAACACAGTCAAAGACCCGGCAGCTCTGCGGGCCAGCTGGAACGCTGCCTATGGCGGCTCCGGCAACGCCAGCCGCGTGGCTGTGCTGGAAGAGGGAATGTCCTTCGTTCCATTGAGCCTGCCCAACAACGAGGCGCAGTTCTTGGAAACGAGAAAGTTCCAAGTTTCGGAAATCTGCCGCATCTTTCGTGTGCCGCCGCACATGATCGGCGATCTTGACCGGGCGACCTTCTCCAACATCGAATCGCAGAACATCTCCTTTGCCGTCCATACCATCCGGCCATGGCTGGTGAGGATTGAACAGGCCATCAATCGCGCTCTTTTCCCGGATAACGAAAAAGCCGGGAGCCCCGGTGGCAGGCGCTTTTATGTGCAGTTCAATCTGGACGGCCTCATGCGGGGCGATTATAAATCCCGCATGGAGGGCTACGCCATCGCCCGTCAGAACGGCTGGATGTCCACCAACGACATCCGGGAGCTGGAAAATCTGAACCCGGTTTCCGAGGAGGAAGGCGGCAACGCCTATCTGGTCAACGGCAACATGATTCCCATCAGTCTTGCGGGTCTGGGCGTGCTCATGGGGCTTGCCATTCAGGGGAATCAGGAAAGCAGCCAAGATACAGGACAAGATAACGGACAAGACGCGCCAGAGGAAGAAACCAAACCCGAAGAAAACGAGCCGTCCAAGCGCGGCAGGAGGAAATCCAGATGAACAAGCATTTCTGGAATTGGGCCAGAGACGAAACCAACCCGGAGGAGCGGACGCTGCTTCTGGAGGGGCCGATTGCGGAGGAAAGCTGGTATGGGGATGAAGTGACCCCTGCCGCGTTCCGGGAGGAGTTGTTCTCCGCAGACGGGCCCATCGTTATTTCCGTCAATTCTCCGGGCGGCGACACCATTGCCGCTTCGCAGATCTACACCATGCTCCGGGAATACCCCAATGACGTGACGGTGAAGATCACCGGCATTGCAGCCAGCGCGGCATCCGTCATCGCCATGGCGGGCACCAAGGTCTGTATGAGCCCCACGGCCATGATGATGATCCACAATCCCTTCACCATCGCCATGGGCGACAGTGAGGAAATGCGCAGGGCTGGCCAGCTGCTGGACGAGGTCAAGGAAAGCCTCATCAATGCCTACGGGCTGAAGACGGGACTGAGCAGAGCCCGTATCAGTCACATGATGAACGACGAAACATGGATGAACCCCGTGAAAGCCAAGGAGCTTGGCTTCTGCGATGAGATTCTCTTTTCGGAGAACGAGCCGCAGGGAACGGGAGAGTCCATGTTTTTTTCGTCCGCCAGCGTGCAGCAGCGCGTGATGAACAGCCTGCTGGAAAAGGTGCAGACCGAAAAGCCGGAAACAGTGCCGCGCACCAGCGCGTCCGCCCTTGCCGACCGACTGGATCGCCTGAAATACGACTATTGACTGGAGGAAAAAACACATGTCTATGAATGAAATCCGCGCCATGCGCGAAAAGCGCGTCAAGCTGTGGGAGGCCGCCAAGGCGTTTGTGGAATCCCGCAAGGACGCAAACGGCACCCTGTCCGCCGAGGACAGCGCCACCTATGACCAGATGGAAGCCGACGTGATCCGCATGGGCAAGGAAATCGAGCGGCTGGAGCGTCAGGAGGCGCTGGATCTGGAGTTTGACCGCCCGACGGCCCGAACGCTCACGGACAAGCCCGCTGCGCCCGAAGGCAAAGCCGAAAAGACCGGCAGGGCTTCGGATTCCTATAAGGCCGCCTTCTGGCGCACTATGCGCGACAAGGCTGTGCCGCACGAGGTGCTCAATGCTCTGCAGGTGGGCACCGATTCGGAGGGCGGCTATCTTGTTCCGGATGAGTATGAGCACACCCTGATCGAGGCGCTTGAGGAGGAGAACATCTTCCGTCGCTTTGCCCACATCATCCGCACCAGCTCCGGCGACCGCAAGATTCCCATTGTGGTGTCCAAGGGTACAGCCAGCTGGATCGATGAGGAAGCCGCGTATCCGGAGAGCGACGACGCGTTCGGTCAGACCTCCATCAGCGCCTACAAGCTGGCGACGATGATCAAGGTCTCCGACGAGCTGCTGCACGATTCCGTGTTCGATGTGGCTTCGTATATCGCCCGCGAGTTTGCCCGCCGCATCGGCGCTGCGGAAGAGGAAGCCTTCTTCACGGGTAATGGCACCGGCAAGCCCACTGGCCTGCTTCATACCACGGGCGGCGCGGAGGTGGGCGTGACTACCAAGAGCGCTACGGCGCTGACCTTTGATGAGGTCATGGATCTGTTTTACAGCCTCCGCGCCCCGTACCGCCGCAGCGCTGTGTTTCTGACCAATGACGCGACCATGAAGGCGCTGCGTCAGCTGAAGAACGGCAACGGCGACTATATCTGGCAGCCCAGCGTAACGGCGGGCACGCCCGATACCATTCTGAACCGCCCGGTCTACACGTCCACCTTTATGCCCACCATTGCAGCAGGTGCCAAGACCATGGTATTCGGGGACATGAATTATTACTGGATTGCCGACCGTGAAGGCCGCAAGTTCCAGCGTCTCAATGAGCTGTACGCCCCGACCGGTCAGGTGGGCTTCCTGGCCTCCCAGCGCGTGGACGGCAAGCTCATTCTCCCCGAAGCGGTCAAAGTGCTGCAGATGAAGGCAGCGTAAGGAGGAATGACGGATGAAGAAAGCTGATCCTGAAAAAGACATGACCCGAAACACCCACAACTACTTTGCCCACGGCGGCAGCGAGCTGGTCATTGGCGGCAAGCTGACATTCCTGCCCGGTGCGACCATTGAGGGCGGTGACGATCTGTTCGGCCAGTCGGAACCTGCCGCGCAGATCGCCTATATTGCCGACAGCGAGGCAACCACCATTGCGGCTCTGAAGGACGACTTCAACGGCCTGCTGGCCGCCCTCCGCAACGCGGGCCTGATGGTATCTGGCCAATGAGGTGACGCAGCATGATCGTCACCGTCGACGAGGTGAAAACCCACCTGCGCATCCAGTACGACGATGAGGACGGTTATCTGGAAAGCCTCATCAGGCAGGCTCAGGCAACGGCTGAGGATTACTGCCGGGTACAGTTTTCCGAACCCGCGCCTGAGCCTGTTCGTCTGGCTGTCCTGCTCTTTGTCAGCCATTACTACGAAAACCGGGATAACCCGGATCGCGTCATGTACGCCACCATGCGCGTCGCGTTTGAAAACCTGCTGTATCCCTATCGTGATCCCGTGAAAATGTTCTAAGGAGGTAACCGTGCTTGCGCGGCTACAAAAACTTTGAAGCCAATCCGCATCCCGGCAGTCTCCGGCATCTGGTGGAGATCGGGTACACGGAGAACGCCATCAACAAGAATGGCTTTCCGGAGCCGACCGACCACATCCTGTGCAAGGTATGGGCGGCGGTTACGGACGCAGGCAACCAGCACTACCGCAGCGCGGATATTATGAACACCGAGGCCGTGGTGAACTTCACCATCCGCTATCGTTCGGATGTTGTGCCCGGCATGTGGGTGCGTTTTCGCGGCAAAAAGTGGTTCATTTCCACCTTGGGCGAATACGGCTTCCGCAATACTTATCTGGGCCTGAAAGCCTCCATCTCCGAAGGGGTGAGCGGCTGATGAAGCAGGTACAGGAAGCGCTGAAGCATATCGGTATACCGGTCATGGCGGGCGTCTGGCGGGCTACGACAGCCAACCAGAACCCGCCTGTTCAGTATGTCGTATACTCCACCACCATGACGGAAGCCAGCCATCAGGACGATTCGGTGACCAGTTACCGCACCTTCGTGTACCTGAATTTGTGGAGCGATATCGATCCTACCGAAATGGCAAACCGCATCCGACAGGCCATGTACGCGGCGGGCTTTTCCATTGTGGAGGAAAGCGACCGGGGGTACAACCAGCCGGAGTACGACACGGCCACTCGGCAATACGCTGTGCAGTGGACGTGGTGCCTGAGAACGGAGGTGCCTCATTTCCCTTGATACGGATGGCTTTGACAGCCTCATGACCGACATTGCGGGCATGGCCAGCCGCATGGACGCGGACGGCGCGGGCGCTCCTGTGGCAAAGCGCATTCTGGAAGCTGCCGCCGTCCCCATCTACGAGCAGATGAAGGCCAACGCTTCCAGCGACCCCAAAATCATTTCCGGCGTACTGAACCGCTCCATCCAGACCGGCAAGGTACGCAAGCGCAGGTACAGCGGCAGGAGCATCACCATTGGCGTACATCGCAAGGAGGAGGGCGCTTACTACGCCCCGCCTGTGGAGTACGGACACGGTGGCCCGGCCCCCGCGCCTGCGCATCCCTTTATCCGTCCCGCCTACGACACCCGTTCGGATGAAGCTTATGAGATCATCCGGGACGGGCTGCGGGACGCTATCGACCAACTCTAAAGGAGGACTATACACATGGCAACGCCTACCGCTTCCCCGCAGGTTTCCTCGACGGTCGGCCTGAAAAACGTGGTCATCGCGCCGCTGACCAAGGACACCGAAACCGAGCACACCTATGGTGCGCTTCAGCTGATGGCGGGCGCAATCGAAGCGTCCATCACCCCTGAAAACGCCGATCCGGACGTGCAGCACGCCGACGACGTGCGCTCTGTTGCCTAACAATCTGCATAGAAATATGCAATAAAATAGGCCGATTTCTAATTTAGAAATTGAACTTTGCGCTGATTCGACAGGTGAAATTCCTGTCTGACCCCGCGTGAGGGGTGACAAAAACTCTGATACTCCGACATGCGTCTGACAGCGTTTGGTCAGTCGTATGAAGCTCGGTGAAGAGCGGGACAGCTTCTGAGATGAAGTGGAATACCGCAGGAGGTCAGTACAGCCATGCTCAGGATGCTGATGAGATAAACTCATCAGTCGACGTACATTCGACATAAAAGCTCGTAAGCGTAAGGGTACCGAAATGAAGGTGCTCGCCCTCCCGGCGAGGGTGCTGTCGTTGGGGACATATGTCGTCGTGAAACCAATCGAAGCCGTAAAGGCGGAAGGCGTTCATCACTCGATCACGCTGGATGAACGCGGCAGCCGGGCCAAAGAATGGCGCTAAAGCTGGAAACAAAGACGAAGGCGCAAGGGACAGAGGAACCACGGAGGGACGCCGAAAGGCGAAGTGAGGAAACGCTCTCTCCCAACAGGCAGGAAATGGCCTGTGAATCCGTGGGACAGCAGCCCGTAGTAGCAATGACGCGAGGAATAATAAGCCTTGCTGAGCGAAGGGGCATAGTCTGTACAGAAATACTGTGCAGCCGTAACTTGTTGAGGAAGCCGTAGGCGAACCTGACTAACACCATCAGCCATTTCCGAAAGGGGGTGGTTCGTATGGCACAACAATTCAACTACCCGAATTCCGAAACAGAACTGCGTGCTATACAGGATGAACTCTACCGAACAGCCAAAGACGCACATGATACAGGAAACCGACCATCATTTGGCGGCCTGATAGAAATCATGTCGGCAAAGGCAACAATCATCACCGCAATCCATAATATCAAGGCCAATAAGGGCGCAAACACACCCGGCGTGGACGGTATCAGCATCCGGAGATATCTGCAAAGCAGAGAAGACTGGGTGATCAACGATATCCAGAGCGCATTCCGGCACTATGTACCGAAAATGGTTCGGAGAAAATACATAGACAAGCCCGGAAAGACTGAAAAAAGGCCGCTGGGTATCCCCACGATACGGGACAGAATCGTGCAGGAATGTATGCGAATAGTACTGGAGCCCATTATGGAAGCTCAATTCTATGAGCATTCCTACGGATTCAGGCCAATGCGCGACACCAAAATGGCGCTGGAACGAATCACAGGAACGGTACATCAGAACGGCTGGCACTGGATTGTAGAAGGTGATATTTCCAAATGCTTTGACAGGATAGATCATAGTATCCTTCTGAAACGCCTGTATCATATGGGCATAAAGGATCAGCGGGTGATCATGATTATTAAATCCATGCTCAAAGCGGGCATCATGGACGAGTGTGATGTAAACGAGGACGGAACCCCGCAGGGCGGCATCCTCTCTCCGCTGCTGGCGAACGTTTATCTGGATATTCTGGATGAATACGTGGCGAAGCAATGGATAAACAAGAAGGTGCATACCGAATACCGCGACCAAAGCACCAAAATGACGGCGCTGCGAAAACGCAGCTCGCTCATCCCCGGTGTGCTGGTCAGATATGCGGATGACTTTGTTATCATCACAGACAACCGTGAACATGCTCATTTCTGGAAAGAGCGTATCGGCCATTTTCTTGAGAAGGAAATGAAGCTGACGCTCTCGCCAGAGAAGACGCTTATCACCGATGTTCGGAAGAGGTACATTCAGTTTCTGGGCTACGAATACAAGGTTGTAAGAGGAAAAAGCAGAAAGGGATATATTCCCCGGACGATACCCAACAGGAAACGATTGAAAAGCAAGGTAGAAGAAATTCATGCAAATATCCTTGCCATACCCAAGAATGTCAGCAGAGATGTTGTAATTCGGCAAATCCATCTGATTAACAGTCAGATCAGAGGGCTGGTGAACTACTACGAAGCCACGACATGGGTAACTGTGGCATTCAAGCGATACCGGCAATATTTGCAGCATGCCGCCCACAAGAGGCTGAAGAAATACAGCGTCAAATGGATACCGGCAAACAAAACCTCTACCCTGCCCAGCATTCACAGCAAGCATAAAGCAAAGATTGTTGCAATCCCATATAAAGATTTATGGGTGGGCGTCACCGATCTCGGCTTCGCAAAATGGGAAAAAACGCTTTATCACAATCAGGATGAAACGCCCTACAGCGAAACGGGACGGCAGATACATTTCGACAGGACGAAGAAAAAACGGCAGAACGCGCGGTTGGACGAGCTTTCCATAGGCCCGGAAAATACCGTCATTTTCGGTCGCGTTGACCCGAAGAATAATTTTGAGTACTACATGAATCGGGCGTACGCCCTGAATCGTGACAGACTGAAATGCAGGATCTGCGGAGCGTGGCTGATAGACAGAATGCCGTGTACGCAAAGGATCAATCCTTTTCTTCCCCTGAAAGATGTAAACCGCGTCAATAATCTGATGTCGCTGGATGCTGCCTGCTATCGTCTTGTAAATAACTCTTCTGCTGACTACTCACACATGCCGCCCAAAGCACAAAGGAAAATCACGGAACTCAGGAAAAAGTTACGGCACACGTGAGTCTGTACTGATGGAACGCCGTATGCGCTGAAAGGCGCACGTACGGTGTGAAGCGGGGGAAAAAGAGCCTGACTGCGCTGACACATGGAGCCGAAAGGCTGTCAGCGTAAAAGGTCTTCTTTACCTATCGCTATGTGGAATTTGATGTGCTGTATCCCGATCCTGAACTGACCTTCAAGACCAAAATGGCGGATGTGCCGCTGGCCATTCAGGAAATGGTGTTTGGCAACCAGATTGACGACAACGGCGTACTGGTGCGCACGGCTTCCGACCGTCCGCCTTACTTCGCCGTGGGCTTCAAGTCGGAAAAGTCGGACGGCACCTTCCGCTATGTCTGGCTGTTCAAGGTCAGAGCAAAGCCCGTCACGGAGAACTACGCCACCAAGGAAGGCACGAACGTCACCCGCCAGACCGGTGAAATCGAGTGGACGGCCATTAAGCGCACCCACGATAACCGCTATCAGGCGGTGGCGGACGAGGGCCAGAACGGTTTTACCGCTGAAAAGGCCGCCACCTTCCTGACGGAGGTGTACGAGCCGACCTTTACCGCGCCCGGCCCGTAACAACAAACCATTTCAATCATGCACACCGCTGTCGGCTCGTCCCCGGCAGACGGTGTGTTTTTACATGGAGGTGAACCTTTTGTCTCTGGAAGCGCTGAGCCGAAACGGCCACAATCTGCAGCTGGGTGAGTTTGAATGTGCGGGGCCGTATCAGATTCCTGTGATTCAGCCTGTACCTAAAATGGCAAAGCTCCGCTGGATTCCCTTCAACAGTGCAAAAACGGACGCTCTGCGCGGGGCACACGGGGTTCACTTTTTTATCGACGATTACTTGTTTGAGCGCTGCTGGAATGATCCTGCCCGGTACGCCAAGCTGCTCAGTGAGTTTCAGGCTGTGCTTTCACCGGATTTCAGCATGTTTACCGATTATCCGCCTGCCGTTCAAATCTACAACCACTGGCGCAAGCACATACTGGCTGCTTATTGGCAGCGGATGGGGCTGACGGTGATCCCTTCCATCTGCTGGAGCGATGAAAAGAGCTTTGCATGGTGCTTTGACGGTGAACCAATTGGTGGCACGGTGGCTATTTCCTCGGTAGGTACACAGAAAGCACCGGAAGCCAAGCGGCTATTTCTGCTGGGCTATAACGAAATGCTGCGTCTTTTGTGTCCCAGCGAGATTCTTTTCTTCGGCGATGTGCCGGAAGGCTGCACCGGCAATATAGAATGGCACACTTCTTTCCATTCCGGACTTGCGCACGCGCAGAAAAAGAGGTAATCTGATGGGAGGAAGAGGTAGCTCCAGTCACCGTCAGACTGCAGGCAGTATTGCGTCCATTCAAACGTTTTTGAGGAACGCCTACGGTACAAATCACGCCAATTCGGTCATGGCGATGCTTCAAAATGTACCTACGCATATCCGAGAAATGTGGGAAGAGTATGCTTCACAATTCAGAGCAACCGATATGCGCGGAGGCGAACATGGCGCGTATTACGCTCCTATGGATGACAGCGTCCACCTGAACATCAGGGAAGTTGCTCAGGGAGATAGTATCCATACACCTTACGGCACGCTGTTTCATGAATATGGACACATGACAGATTATCTGATTGCCCGAAGCGCAGGCCAATACAGATATAGTGCTTACTCGGATCTCTTTCAGGGCATTGATGCTGGAGGTAAACCAATATTGCGAGGAGGTTCTGCTGGTGGATTACTTGGTAGGACAGCTAAGGATGAATTGGCAGGACACTTGGCACGCATTCAGCGTCAAAACCCAACACTGACCACGAAACAGGCAGCGCGGGAATTGACGAATGAAGCGATGCATAAATACAGTATGCGTGACAGAAGCGATATTTCTGATATGCTTGAAGGTGCAGGCATCGGCATCGCTTATCCGCTGGGAGCAGGTCATGGTTTGGACTATTGGGATGGACGCGGAAATAGCAAAGAAATCTTTGCAGAAATCATATCAGCAGAAGCTGCACATCCAGGTTCGCTACAAGCAATCAAGGATTATTTTCCAAAGACCTATCAGGTTTATCAGGACATGGTGAAAGCGAGGAAAAGGAAATGAGTGCATTTGAAAAGGCGATGAATGAGTACCTTGTTCATTTTGGCAAGCCTTATCCCTACGCTGTGGGTATTGGTTTTCCCGGAAGTACGGATGAAGAAAATATTAAAATCATCCGCGAATGCATCTCCACCAACCAGCCTGTACAGTTCGATCCCTTGTACTTGAATGACGTTGACTATTAACAGGAGGTAGAGAATGATCACCTGCACACTAAACAATCATAAATACACCGTTGACTTTGTGTCCGGACGCGCCCTGCGGGAAATGGAGCCCGCCGCTCAGATGTACGGGCGCATCGTGGCCATCTCCAACGCCGCTCTCAAGGGTGAGGTGCCGGAGGACGCGAAGGACCTGTCCATCGGCGAGGCGCTGGACGTGATGATCCGCTGGTTCTGTCTGCTGTTTGGTAATCAGTTCACCCCGGACGACGTGCTGGATTACTACCCTGTGGATCGCATGATGCACGACATTGCGCTGGCGCTCATGGCGGTTCAGACGCAGACCACGGAGATTCTGGACGAGTTCCCTACGAAGGCAGCGAAGACGGAGGAGGCGGAGACGCATCAATCCTGACGCTGCCTGATTTCATTTACTCCACCTATAACAGCCTGCTGGAAGGCGGCTGGCGCATGAGCGAGATCGACAGCATGGATATGCTGGGGTTCCTCCGCGTCCGGGCATGGAGCGCCCGAAAAGAAAAAGAGAAAAAGCAACCGCGCCATGCCTATATCGATCAGGTGTGGCAATCCCTGAAACCGTGAGCAATCGCCCACGGATTTTTTGTTTATCGAGGTGAGTACCGATGGCAGAAACCCTCCGCGACCTTGTGGTATCGCTGTCCCTGCAAACGGACAATTTTACCCGGAACATCAAGTCCGTCAATAAGCAGATCGCTGAGGCGGAGAGCCAGTTTAAGCTGGCGGCCTCCGGCGTGGAAGGCTTTGAGCGCAGCGCCACCGGCCTTGCCACCCAGCTCTCAACGCTGGAGCGCCGCCTGTCCCTGCAAAAGGATGCGGTAACACAGTATGAGCGGGCACTGTCAGCGGCGAACGACAAGCTGCAGGAGTGCTTTTCCCGCCAGAACGATTACGCCCAGCGCCTGACCGACGCGAAAACCGCACAGCAGGCGCTCAAGGAGCAGGTGGCTGCTGCGGCACAGCAGGTCAGAACCTATTCGACCACCCTCGGCGAGAACGACTCCGCCACCATTGCCGCCAAGGCTAATCTGGACGCGCTGAAAGCGGAATACCGCAATTCCTGCGCCGAGGTCAAAAAGCTCACCGGTCAGAATACGGCACTAAAGAAAACCACTCAAAACGCGGCGGACGCTGTGACCGATGCGACCACCAAGCTGAATACGGCGCAGGCGGCAGTCAGAAGCACACAGGCGGAGATCAACCGGTGCAATCAATCCCTGCGTCTGGCACAGACCAACTGGGACGCTGCCGGGAAATCCATTGATGCCAGCAAGGCCGCCATCGTCACCTTCGGAAAGCAGATCGGGCTGGCCGAGAGCCGGTTCAAGCTGGCCACGGCGGGCATTAAGGACATGGACACCAGCGTGACCGGTCTCGCCGCCAAGCTGACGCTGCTGAATGATAAGCTGCGCCTGCAGGAGCAGAGCGTTCAGCAATATGAGAATGCGCTGCGGGGCGCGAAGGAACAGCTGACAGCCGCCCAGCAGGCCAACGATCCGGAGAAAGTCCGGCAGGCTTCGGATGCGGTGATCGACGCGGAAGCTGCGCTGAACCGTGCCAAGGCTGCCGTCGCCGCCACCCGCGCTGAGATTGAAAAAACCAATCAACAGCTGAACACGGCCAAGTCCGCATGGACGGAAGCAGGCAAGAACCTCGAAGCCTTCGGGAAAAAGTGCGACGCTGTCAGCAAGAAAATGACGGCGGCAGGCCGGACGCTGACCGCTGTGATGACCACGCCCATTTTGGGGTTGGGCGCAACGGCAGTCAAGGCTTCCATTGGATTTGAATCGTCCTTCGCTTCTGTCAGGAAAACTGTGGACGCTACAGAAGCTGAGTTTGACCAGCTGGCGGCTACGTCCAAGCACATGTCTACTGAGGTCGCGGCGGGCACCAATGAGATCAACGAGGTCATGGCGGCGGGCGGTCAGCTGGGCGTCGCTACCGAGCATCTGTCCGACTTCACCCGCGTCATGATTGACCTTGGCAATTCCTGCGAGGACTTGAGCGCGGACGAGGCTGCGACGACCATCGCGCAGTTTGCTAATATCATGGGCACCAGCCAGAGTCAGTTTTCCAATATCGGCTCTACGCTGGTCGATCTGGGCAACAACTTTGCGACCACAGAAAAGCCCATCATGGAAATGGCGCACCGCATGGCTGGTGCGGGCAAACAAGTCGGTCTTACGGAAGCACAGGTGCTGGGCTTTGCGGCGGCGCTGTCCTCTGTGGGCATCGAGGCACAGATGGGCGGCTCAGCGTTCTCCAAGGCACTGGTGAAAATGGAGGTTGCCTCTGCGACAGGCGGCGAGGCGCTGGATGACTTCGGCAAGGTGGCCGGGATGACGGCGCAGCAGTTTAAGACGCTGTGGGACAACGATCCCGCCGCAGCATTTCAGGCGTTTATCGTGGGCCTGTCCAAACTGGACGATGAAGGCGAAAGCGCCATTAAGACGCTGTCGGACATCGGCATCAACGAGATTCGCCTACGCGATACGCTGCTCCGCGCCACCAACGCGACCGAACTGTTCTCCCGCGCACAGAACATGGCCAATGCTGCCTGGGAGGAAAACACGGCCTTGACCAATGAGGCCGGGAAGCGCTACAGCACTACGGCCAGCAAGCTCACGAACCTCAAAAACAAGGCGCTGCTGTTTGGGCAGCAGATCGGCGACGACCTGAATCCCACCATCCAGAGCCTGATTGAAGGCGCGGACAACCTGCTGAGCAAGTTTCTGCAGATGGATGAAGCTCAGCGCAAGCAGATCATCCAGTATGCCGCTATTGCCGCCGCGATTGGGCCTGTGCTGCTGCTCTTTGACAAGGTGACCAAGGGCATCGGCAGCATCTCTACCGGCGTCGGCAAGTTTGCCACTGCGGTCGGCAAGGCAGGCGGCGGGATCAAGGGCTTTCTGAGCGTACTTGGTAGCTCGCCCGCCGTATGGCTGGCCGTTGCCGCTGCGACCATCTACGCCACCGTAGCCATTGCGGATTATGTGTCCGGCGCAAAGCAGGCTCGCGAGGCACTGAAAGGAATGCAGGAAACCGCCGACAAGTGGAAAAGCACGGCGGCAGAGACCTTCTACGGGAACAGCGAGGGGCTCTCCTTCTTCGGCATGTCCAAGGAGAATTTCATAAAAGACAAGCAATCCGCACAGGAATGGCTGGACGGTCTGCTGGCGGTCTGGACGGATGGCGAGAAGGAAAGCAACGAGATTGTCGCACACTGGACGGACTCCTTCAAAAGCCTGACGGACAGCACACGCACCGAGCTGCAGGCGCTCAAGGACACAGCCGACAAAAGCGGCTATACCAGCGTATCTAAGGGGCTGGCAGCGGACATTCAGACGCTGGATCAGATGGACGCGGAGATTGCGCGGTTGCTGAAAAAGCGCCAGAATGGATTTTTCTCCGAAAAAGATCAGATCCGTTTGCAGGAACTCATCGATACCCGTGAAACCATTGAGGTCAAGTATCATCTGACTCCGGAGGAAACGGGCGGTTTTGAAACCATCGCCCAGAAGGTCGAAGCCGAGGTCGCCCGTGCGCAGGCACGTGGTAAAACGGATGCGGATACGCCCGTCTATGAAAACGCAGTAAAAGCTGCTGCCGAAGGCATGGCGGCGATCAACGCTCAGATCGATGAGCGATACGACAAGGAATACGGCCTCATCCAGCTGATCGAGGATGAAACCGAACGCCAGAAAGCGCTGGAGGATCTGAATTCCCGCTATAACGAGGAACGGAAAGCCGCCGCACAGGAATACGCCGAAACGCTCTCTTCCATCGTCATGCCAGTATGGAATCAGCCGGAAATTCAGCAGGCCAGTCACCAGGTGGACGAGCTGTTCACGAAGCTGCGCGAATACAGCATGGCCAGCGAAAGCGAGAAGCCCGCGCTGCTGGCGGATCTGCAGGCGCTCTCTTCCAGTATGGATGAGGGGGCTCTTGCAGAATATCTGTCCCTGATGACGCAAATTCAGTCCCTGCTGGACAGCGGCATGAGCGAATCTGAAGTACAGGCGCTGTTCCCGGATATCGACTTTTCAACGCAGCTGGATCAGTTCGCAGGCATCGTCAGCTATCTGGATCTCATCAAGACCGACCTGCCCGGTTTGTACAGCATGTTCGGTGAAGCGCTGCCCGAAGAGGTGCTGAAAATCGCCACCGACCTCGACATGACCGGCGCACAGGCACGATGGGATGAATTCGCTGCCAACCCCGGCGCGATTACCACCGAAGCCATTATTACCGGGTTGTCTACCGGCGATCAGCAGGTCAATGTGGATGCTTTTATTTCCAGCTATACTGAAATTCCCGAAGGAGCCAGTACCGCTGCCCTTACGCCCAAGGGACTGGTTGCATATGTCGAAAAGTACGCTGAGGTTACAGGCGGTGCGGATGTATCGGGACTGACCCCGGAGATCGCAGAATGTCTGGTGGCGGGTTACAAAGAACTGGCTTCCGGCGCGGATGTTTCCCTGCTGAAGCCGGACGAAATCGTCGCCTACGTCTCGAGCTATGCGCAGCAGCAGGGTGTGGATATTTCCGCGCTTTCGCCTGAAGGATTGACGGCTTTCGTCATGGCCTATGAGGAAGCGACGGGCGGCGCGCTTACTACAGCGCTGACTCCGGACGATGTAACCGCCATGGTGGCAAAATACCTGCAGGCGGAGAACGTCGATCTTTCCGCGCTTACGCCGGATCAGATCGAAGCCATCGTCAGCCGGCATGCCGAGGCAACAGGCTGCGATAAATCCCAGCTGCTTCCGTCTTTTACAGCCTATATCACGGAGTACAAAGAGGCGGAGGGCGTAAGCGTTCCCAAGCCGAAAACGCAGGTCATCATCACCGGTTATGACTATCTGGCATACCGACAGCTTCAAAATAATCCTGACCTGACGCTTGAACTGCCTGTGCGTCTGGGCGAGCTGCCTGACGGTGAACTGGACAAGCTGATGACAGACGGCAAGGTGAAATTCTGGAAGGACGGCGTGGAAGTGCCCATTGAGGCTGTGCCGGACGGAACCGTTGATGCCAGTACGGTAGCCAGCCTTGATCAGGACGGTACGCTGCACATTCTGATTACGCCTGAAATCACAGGCACCAAGGAAGCTATAGACGCGCTTTCGCCGGTGGTAGATGAAACGGACAAGTTGGGCGTGACCATGGCAGGAATGTGGGCAGGAATTCGCCCTGCTACGACCATGGACAAGATCGACAGCGCACTGGGCCGCATTCGGTCCTATCAGGAAACACTGGATTATAACGCATGGGACAAATTCTGGGCTTCTGTATTTGGTGCCAGCACAAACCTTGGTGCTTTGGATCAGAGCATGAAGTCGGACTTCAATCCTGAAATCGTAGCCGAAATGTCATCTTACGTTGCTGAGGTGGTCAGCGCCATTCATCAGGGCGTACAGGTGCCGGAAGAGGATCTGAACAATCTGCAGAGCATTCTTGATTTTCTGAACGGACTGGACATGACTGGCACCGGTGCGCACATTCGCGAGGGCATCGCGCAGGGCATGACGGAAGCGGGCTTCGACAGCGACGCGGAAACGGTCGCGACCAACCTCGAAACTGCACTCAACACGGCATTGGATATTCATTCGCCTTCCCAGAGAGTAAAACCTGTAGGCGAATATGTGTCGGCGGGCGTAGGCGAAGGCATGGGCGGTTACGATTTCACCTCGGATGCCGGTGCCTTGGCAGCCAGCGTTGAAGCCGCTCTCACCAGCGCACTGCCGGGCGATGTTCTTTCGTCCTTTGGCACCAGCGCCGTAGAGGGCCTTGCCAGTGCGCTTTCATCCTACAGCATGAGTTCAGCGGGAGCCAGCGTGGCTTCGGGTGTGCGCACAGCCGTCAGCACGAATCTAACGGCAACGACGCTGCGTTCCGCTGGCGTAAACGCCATGGCTGGTCTGAGAGCCGGTATCCTTGCCGGACGCTCCGGCGTGATCTCCGCCATGCGCTCCGCTGCCCGCGAAGCTGTGAACGCTGCAAAGAAGGAACTGAAAATCAAGAGCCCTTCGCAGGTTTTTAGGGACGAAGTGGGCGTAATGACCATGCGCGGATTCGGCGCGGGTGTGCTGAAGGAGAGCAAGGAGCAGGCAAAGGTTATCCGCAACGCTTCCCGCTTTCTCACTGGCGAAGCGCGGGAAGGCTCCATCGTTACCAATAGCAGCGATAATCGCAAAACCTATAACAACAACGTATCCTCCACCATTCAGGTACAGCAGATGGTAGTACGGGATGAACAGGATATCCGCTCACTGGCGGTTGAGATTGCGACGCTGACCAGACGGCAGCAGCGCGGGAAGGGGCTGAGAATGGCATGAACGACTGGTTCTCCTGGAATGGTAAAAAATGTACGGAATACGGCATTCATGTGCTGGAACAGCCGCCGATTACCATTCCCGCCGAACGCGCAACATTTACCAATGTGCCCGGCAGACCGGGCAGTCTGACGATGCTGGAAGGAGACGACGTTTATGACGATATGATCCTGACAGCGCAGTGTATGATTTCTGATCCTGGCGACATTCATACCATTGCTTCCTATCTGAAAGGAAGCGGGAAAGTCGCTTTTGCCCACAGGCCGGGCGGCTTTTATTTTGCCCGGATCGTGAATCAGATCCCCTTCGAGAAAATCCTGCGCGGCAACCCGCACCGGTCGTTCGCCGTGAACTTCCGCTGCCAGCCCTTCTGGTACCAGGAAAATGTGCCGGAGATCACTGTAACGACCTCCGGCACATTCATCAATAATCCCGGCAGCGTCTATTCTGAACCGGTCATCACGGTATATGGTTCGGGAGAGATTACGCTCATGGTGGGTATGGTCATTGTGGAACTGGATGGCATTACGGACAGCATTACGCTGGACAGCCCGCTCATGGAAGCCTATAAGGACACAACCGGCATGAACAGCTGCATGAGTGGGGACTTTCCAACGCTGCTTCCGGGCAAGAACGCCATTAGCTGGACAGGCAATGTGACGAAGATCGTCATTCAGCCGAATTGGAGGTATCTGTAATTGCTTCTGCTTGCTGATTTTACTTCAGTGTGTTATACTTTGATCGATAAATCGGAATTTATTAAGGAGGATATGGATGAAACTGTTTTTATGTTCGCACTTTTCAAGTGTAGGAAGTTTGATAAAAGAAGAAATTGATAACAA